ACCCCGCTTGATGTTAATCGCCCCGCCGAGCTCGAAGACACGCGCCGTTTGCTCATGAAGTTCCGCGCGCGCATTGATGATGCAGCATCCACTGTCGGTCCATTCGCGTCTGAGCGTTCGATCATGGAAACTCAAAATGTTCTGCAAATTGCGCCACCTGCTGATGTGTTCCATCATCTCGGTCGCTACATTGACACTCACTATGAGATTCTGCACATTCTCACTCAGCTCATCTATCGCACGCCGCCTGGCATTGAGAACATCGTGATTTACTATGATACTTTCGATGACGAGGCAAAGGCAAAGGAGTACATCCGCACTCACGAAGCGGAATTCCGCGCGGATCCCAAGGTCGTCGAAAACGGCGCAGTAACCATTCTTGGACCGTTCCGTGAGAATCGCGAGCAGGTTGACTTCTACAATCGCCATACTGAAGCTCTGCGACTCATGATGGAGCAGGTAGAGAAGGATCAGAAGCTCGGCAAGGATCTAACCAAGAAGCGCATTATGGACGCGAAGCGCAAGGCCGGCCCCGATGATCAGGTAGGTCTTGACCGATACATGAGTGCACGCGGCATTGTTTCCGCGTTTGGCAAACAGCCCGCACTCAAGCGCGAGGAGCGCGAGAAGCTCATTGAAGCAGAGCAGACTCTCGCGGAAGTCGGCACGCCGGACGGCGCACTCGCAATTCGTGTTCTCGCGCCAACTCTGGATGAGGATGGCGTCCCTTCGGATCTCAAGCAGGCCTTCTTCTATGCAGAAGGTGCGAATGTCGCGCGCGGTGACGCCCCCGGCGCAGGCTCAGGCGCGGACACTCCAGGCGCAGGTAGTGCAGCAAGCGCGAAGTAAACGCACAACTCGCGACCTTCAACCATATTTTTTGCAAACTCACGCGCATTTTCGCAGACCGCGCGAATGTATACGTGCACCACTCATGGCCGATGAACAATTTCGCCGAACTACTCTTACAGCCGCGCATTTCTTATGCAAAACTTGCGCGATTTATGGCGCTTCTGGTGGTGGCAAAACGACCATTATCAAGCACATATTGTATCTGATTAAATCACTTATCGGAGCTGTCGTTGTATTTTCTGGCAGTGAGATATTGAAAAAAACATATTCTCATCATATGGTGCCGCGCGAATATGTGTATGATGATGTGAGTGAAGATGCATTCAAGCGCATCACAAGTCGCCAGAAACGCGTGAAGCAAGCATATGATATCGCGCATAATCCTGAAATATTGGAGCGTCTCTTTGTTCGTTGCGCATCTGATCAACAACGCGCGATGTTCAGTCGAATAGCGCGAATGTTTGAGGACTTCAAAAGACAACATTCTGAAGGCGTCGATGAGGATACTGAGAATATGTATACCGAAAAGAAAGTATCATTTCTGCGGTCAGTTATTGGGCCGAGACTCGCGACTCTTGCAAGAATTCCTAATTTATCGGATCCGGAAACAGTCGCGATCAAATGGTTCAATATCAACCCCAACATTGTGATAGTTATTGATGATTGCACGACTGGTATCGAACACTTAAAGAACTGCGATGAGATTCTCGAGTTGATATTTCGCGGTCGCCATTCAATGTGCACGACAATACTTGCACTGCATAATGAGACATCGATTCTTCCAAAAGCGCGCATGAACATTTCCGTATCAATATTTACCGATCCCGGAACGGCGCGCGATTTCGTAACTCGCGCGGGGTTCCAGAAGAAGAAACGCGATGAAATGTTTCGCTATGCTGATAAAGTCCTTAAAGACGTCGCGCCTTTCACGAAAATGTTATATCTTGGTGATGCGCCTTCTCTCATTTCCGTCGAGACACACGGCGCATTTTCTGCGGTAAGTGATCTCGTGCGGTCATTCGCGCGAGACATCGCGCAGAGCACAACGACAACAATTGAACCTTGGATGAAATAATATACATCGTCTACGGCACTATGTGGTCTCATCTGGCATTCTTCATCATTGTGACAATTATTATCGTCGCTGTCGTTACATCTCTTATATTCGCGCAACGCGCCCCTCCAGTCGTCGAATTCTCGCGCAACATTGATACATCGGATGCGGAAGGTCGCGCAGAGATGATGAGTATCGCGCGCGATGCCCTCGCGTTTCCCGGAACCAATATCATATCCGCGGTCGATGCGCGCGACATCAAGACGCAGCAACAATTCACGTTGTGTGCGATTCGCGGCGCGCACGATACCAACATAAGACTCGCGATTACCCCCGCGATGAGCGCGCTATTTGTCGTGTCATTCGCGCGCGACAAGATCACCGCGAATATTTACGCGGCGGAAGGGCGACTCATTGCAGACCATGTCAAATTCGCGCCCATCACCGCGCAATCACACGACGACCCAATCTACACTCTCGCGGAAATTCGCGCGGCTCTCCCGGATATCGCGCCATCCCCTGTATCAAATCGCGAATTCAAACGAATGCTTATCGCGCCATCTCATCCATCTTCGCTTGTGGGAACTCCCGTTACTCTCACCGAAACATCGATGAATGGAGTATTTCGCGCGAATCACATATGGGGCCAACATATTGGATATATCGTTGGTGGAGTCTTGCCGTATCTCATTGACTCGCGCGATGGTCGTGTCATCACAGCAATTGCAGGCGAGGGTGGCATTGTCTCTTCCATCGACTGGCCATCAAGCGTTGCAATTCCCGAAACATTCCGTTGGAAAATTCAGTAATCTTCGCGCGCATCTCGCGCACACTGCGTACTTTTTTCGCGCGCTAATATACAGCCTCAACAAATGCTCGGTTATCTCGCGATCATTGTCATCGTCATCATTGCGGTCGTCGGACTCGCGATCGCATTCAAGAAGTATCGCGCGAATTCCACCCCAGTTACGAAGTACGTGCGTTGGCTCGACGCGCGCACTGAAGCCGGATTCGCGGAAATCGTCGCGCTTTGCAAGGCCGCAACACCGACCAAATTGAACGACGCATCAACTGTCGAAGTTACAAGCACGACCGGAAAATCTGGCGGAAAATTCGCGATGTTCATCACATCAACGAGGAATGCCAGAGAGGATGTGAACGTGTATGTTGGTATTAATGAGTCCGGAGACACCATTTACTTCATTCTCGCAAAGTCCGGGGATCTCGCGCACATACTCACATCAGATTTTAAGTTTGTTCACGCTGATGGGTCCATTCAAACGACCGTTCCGAGCACGGAAGCATGGCGGATAAGGCGTTCATCATCCAGTGCAACTGTTAATAGCAGTGTACTTTCAGCACTCAAAAAAATAGTGCCTGCTGGAACCCAGCCATCATCTACGCTCGCGCTTGTTGGTACTGATCTTTCGCAAATCGCAGTATCGAAGAAAATATCTGACGCAACTAGACTGAACGCGCGACTTTCTCGTAAGGTTCTCGACAAGACCATTTCTATTCCGGTGGATCTTGTCGCGACTTCTGCATCTAATGTGTTCTTTGTCTCAACCGCAACATCCACGCCAAAGGATCTCGGCTTTGTTGTGATTGAGGGATCGTCTGCATATGTCATTGATGTTACCGGCGGTCTTGTAGTTCTCGCGACTGAAGATGGAAGCACGAAGAATGTGAAATGGCCGAGTAAAGTGAAGGTCCCGGACTTCTTCAGGTGGTCAATTGAGCCCTGGTAGGGGCTCACGCGTGGCTGGATTGCATAATTGCTCCGCTTCGCTCCGCAATTATGCGAGCCACGCTGCGCCCCTACAACCTCGTGTAGAGGGGCTCGATAGTGTTGTCACCTCGTGTAGAGGGGTTCGATAGTGTTGTCACCTCGTGTAGAGGAATAGGGATGAATTCTTTTTTGTTTGTGTGTATGTCACAAACCTTTCGGCTGGGAAATTCGAAGCGAACCGAATACTATGTTGCAAATCGCGCACGTAACACTGTTTTTTATAGAGAGTTGCGCAATATATATCGTTGCATAATGGAAGCCGTACGTGATGATGTGTTTTCGAAGAATAGTGAGATCGTTGTATCTTTCTTCACTAATCGCTTTTACAATGAAATTTACAGGGTCGCGAGCGAAGAGTTCGCGAAGCGTGGTGGTCGTTCGCGAACCAATACATACGCGCAATATCTGACAACGTATCTCGCGGAACTTGAAACTTCGCGCGATACTCGCGGTGTAAAGATGCTCGATACAGTGCGCGCGCTTTGCTCGTATTATTGCAAATTCGCGGGTGAGACCCCGCTTGGTGAGTTTGTCGATTGCATTTTGGGACAGATCGTACCCAGCGAATTCTATGGCTCAATGGGAATGGGTGAGCGCGATGGTATGTTCTGCGATGTAATCAAACAAGTCGCGACTGGCATGGGAGAGTCCGCGCTCAAACCGCGCATGTTGCAACTTATCATTGATGATCGCGCGCATCACCAGATCGGCACTAACATATTGCATGATGTTGGCATGGAAATAATCCGCAACTTCAAGGCGTCATTGATCTCTAAACTGTATTCGAAATCGCAAGGTGCATCATCGCGGCGTGTCGTCGCTGCTGAAAGATATTCGAGCCTCGTCGCGGTGACAAAAGATATTCAGTGTAAGTTGCGCGATCAAGAGTTGATGAGTGCGAAACTCGCGCGCGACAATAAGGCACTCGCGATTGAGAACGCGAAGTTGCGCGCGCGAATCGCGCAACTCACGCAAGCGCCTGTCGCGCAAGTGGCACAACAGCCGATTATGGAACCAGCAAAGCCGCGCGAATCTCATGCGCGTGTTGAGAAACCGCGCGAAAAGTCGCGTGATATTCCGAAGATCGACGAAGTCACGCGCGAGAAGCCGCGAGATGCGCCGAAGGTTACGGAAAAGTTGGCCGATATTCCGAAGGTCGAGGAAAAGTTGACTGAAGTTCGCGAAAGTGAAGAAGTCGCGCGCGAACCTGAGACTGTTGATGAGTTCGAAATCGCGGATGAAGAGAAACGCGCGAGCGACGAGGAAGAATCCGCGAGTGATACTGAGAAGCGCGCGAGTGATGAAGAGTCGTCATCGAGCGATGATAGCGCACCGCGCATTGACATTCGCGGGATTGCAGCATCAATCGCGGCGAGGAATCGCGCGCGCAAATAAGTGTTTTGATTTCAACATTGATATACGCAGTGATGGAGCTAGGAGTTGCAATAAATAGACTCGCGGACTCTGTCGCGTCGAGTCATGGGTTCGTCGCACTTCTCGATAACCCATTCTATATGGCGATCATGCTCACTATCATCATAATGATAATCTTGTTCTTCGCGGGATTTCGACCATCCGCGAAATCTGCCGGAGCCGCGC